GAAGGCAGGGTGCTACCACTGCCTGAAGAACACCGGCGGCTTCCTCGACCTCGATATCGTGATCGAAGGCGAGGGTCGGCTCTTCCTCTGCAAGCACGTTGGAGGGGAGATCGCCCGGATGCTCGGCTACATCTCAGCCGAGACCTACACCGAGTATGTCAACACCGCAGAGGAGCTCAAGGCCATCGTTGCCGGCCAACGAGAAGCCCTCCGCGACCGTGAAGAGCTCCTCACCGAGCAGGCCGGCTTCATCGAGAAGCAGCTGAAGAAGGCTCCACCGAAGAAGAAGCCTGAGTCCGCAGCGTGAGCCTCCAGACCCTGCTCATCATCCTGTTCATCATCCTCCTGGTAGCGATCCTCCTGTGACGATCTGGATCCTCCTCACCGGCCTATTCGCCGGCACCACCGTCATCCTCGGTGTCGCCTGGTTCACCCAACTCCAGGTCTCATCCACGCACATGGCGACCATCGACGAGCTCCTCGATCGCATCCAGGCCCCCGACCTCGTCTCGTACAAGGTCCACCACCCCGATACCGAGGAATCCCCTTACGTCCCGCCCTCCCGCGTTTACTCTGACCCCACTGGCCTCGTGCGCCACTACGAGTACCCTGACAACCAGTGAAGACGCACAACTTCGGTCGTCTGAAGGTCCCCTCCGATGATGAGGAGCTGATCGAACTCCTCGAGGACCGTGCTGACACCCTCACCAAGGACCGTCAGTCCATCGACCACCAGAACCGCATCAACCTCGCGTTCTACCGAGGGCACCACTGGATCTACCCCGTCGCCGGTATGGCAGGTACCACCCTCCTCCGCCGCGCCGTCTACGACCCCCGCGATCCCAAGTCCCGCGTCATGGTCACCGTCAACAAGATCGGCCCCTTCGCCGACCGCCTTGTCGCCCGCGTCCTCAAAGGCTTACCGATCCCGGAGGCCCGTCCGGTCACACTCGAAGAGAAGGATCTCTCGGCAGCCCGAGTGGGCACCCGGATTCTCTCGGCTGAGTGTGACCGAATCGAACTCCCGGACCTGATGACCCGCCTGTACTACTGGGTGATCCTCTGCCGCACCGGGTTTCTCCACCCCTGGTGGGACCCCAACGACGGCCCAGTCGTCGACGAGGACGACGAGGGCCCCCTCCACCTCGGCAACGTCTGCTACGACCTCGTCTCCCCCTTCGAGATGGTCTTCGCCCCCGGCGCCACCGCCGGCCCCTTCGCCCGCTGGTGCATCCGCACGCGCGCCATGACCGCCGAAGAGATCTACGACATGTACGACTACGACTGCGAGGGCAAGGACGCCCCCAAGGTCTCCACCGTCCACGACGACATGGCCACCCTCGGTGACCTCTTCGGCGGCCGCGAGACCGTCGAGAAGTACGCCGTCCGTCAGTTCTGGCTCCCCAAGGGCAAGAACGACACCGCCGAGGAGGGCCTGGTCCTCACCTGGGTCGGCGACACCGTCCTGAAGGGCCGCAAGCCCTTCCCCTACGACCACAACCACCTGCCCTTCGTGCAGTTCAACTACCTCCCCTCCCCCTACGGCCTGTGGGGGCACACCCCGATCGACGACATGGTCGAGCTCAACCAGGACTACAACCACCTCCGCTCCCGAGAAGCCGACATCCGCGACCGCCTCGTCCCCAAGCTGATCGCTGCCGAGAACTCCGTGGACGCCGAGCGGTACTCCGACCTGGTCGAGACCGTCTTCTTCAAGTCCGCCTACGGCTTCGAGCCCAAGCTCACTGACACCCCGGTCAACTGGATGAACATGTTCGAGGCCGGCATGAACCGTGCCGACATGGAGATGGGTGAAAGGGCGTCCATCAATGAAGCTATGCAAGGTGACCTGGCAGGTACTTCACCGGGTATTACCGTCCTCGCTCAGCAAGAAGCTGCATCAGAGCCTCTTGCGACTCCTGCTAAGCAGCTCGCTCGAGGCCTCGCGGAGATGGGATGGCAGCATCTCATGCTGGTCCGCCAGTACTGGGAGGAGAAACGGATCATCCGCACCTGGTCAGAAGCCGGCCGCCTGGAAGTAGATCGCTTCCGCAAGGCCGACATCAACCGGGAGCTCGACGTCCACGTCGTCACCGAGTCCGCTATGCCCCGCTCCAAGGCCGGCCGGATCGAGCTCTTCTTCCAGCTGTACGAGAAGGGCATCATCACCGACCCGGGCCTGCTCGTCCGCATCCTCGACCTCCCTCCCACCGACGTCATCGCCCAGCACTTCGACACCGACATCCGCCAGGCCGAGCGCGAGAACGACGAGATCGCCCACGCCCGCCACGACACCGTCGAAACCCCCGTCCTGTCCCCCCTCGACCAGCAGCCGATGGTCGACTTCGATGGCAAGCCCGTCACCCAGAAGACCCGCACCGTCGTCGGCGTCCCCGAGGTCCACGAGCTCGACGAGCACATGATCCACGTGAAGGTCCACAACGACCGGCGCAAGTCCGAGGAATGGAAGTACATGTCGGACGCCGCTAAGGAAGCTCACGACGCCCACATCCAGGTCCACATGGCGATCCTCGGCTCCCGCCTCCAGGCCCAGCAAGGCGCCCAGGCCACCGGCGTCTCCGGCGCCGAACCTCCTCCCGGCGGTGGCCCCATGCAGCCCAACGGCCAACCCCCTGCCGGCAACTCCCCGCAGCTCGAGGACTTCGCCCAGATCGGTGGCAGAGCCGGTCGGCCCGGCAAGGTTCCCGGCGTCTCAACCGACCTCCAGGCCGGTGCGATAGGCGAATGACCTTGCGCTCCCCACTCAGCGCGTTACTCTGTGCACATGCCACTCACCAAGAAGGGCAGCAAGATCCTCCGCAACATGCAGCGTGAGTATGGCGAGAAGAAAGGCAAGCAGGTGTTCTACGCATCGGAGAACAAAGGCACCATCAAGGGAGCACACAAGAAGAAGCGGAAGAAGAACCGCGCCTTGTCTAAGGCCGGCTACTAGGAGGTAACGCGTGGCTGACGAACCGGTCCTGGAGACCGAAACGCCCCAGGAGGGCAACGAAGAGGACGAAGAGCTCGAGATCCCCGAGGGGGATTCCCTCCCCCGCGAGGTAGTGGAAAAGGCGCGCAAGCAGGCCGCCAAGTACCGCACCGAGCGCAACGACCTCAAGCAGTTTGTCGACGGCCTTGGCGGCCGCGACTACGTGGAGCGGCTCATCACCGCCACACGCACGTCCGAAGGCGTCGCACAGCTCTTCCTCGAGGCTGGCCGGTCGTTCGGCCTTTCTGAGGACGCGCTGCGCGCGATGCTCGAAGGCAAGTCCGACCCGGCCTCGACGGTCAAGCCTCTGGCAGGCGACACGGACGACGACGATGACGAAACGCCTCTCACGAAGAAGCAACTTCGTGAACTGGAGGCGCGACTCAAGGAGGAGATCGCCAAGCCTCTGTCCCAACAGCGTGCACAGGACCTCGCGGCGCAGGGCGCCCGAGTCATCCACGAGACGCTGGAGGATCTCGACATCACGGCGCAGGACGACAAGAAGCGCGTCATGCGGTACGTGGCCGAGTACATGCCAGAGGCCGGGACACCCGATGAGTTCAACCCGCAAGTCCTTGCTGCTGCGGTCCGCCGTGGCTACGAGGACTTCAACAAGGATGCTGAACTCATGGCGAAGAACTATCGCGAGAAGAAGCGCGAGGCTGCCGGCGCACCTGCATCACTCGGCAACTCGTCGGGCGCTCCGACGTTCAAGCTCCCCAAGGAACCGCGCAACTCCGCAGAGGCGACCCAAGCCCTAGAGGAATGGTTGTCCAAGCAGGAGAGAGGAGCCTAAGGTGCCACAGTCGAGGACCAACTTCGACGACGCCCTGAAGGAGCTCTACGAGGTCGGCCTTCGCAACGCCATCAACGAGACGTCTTTCGTTCTCCAGGAGGCTACGCGGCGCGCTGACCGAGTGAACTTCCAGGGCCGCGAAGCGGTCTGGGCCGTGCACGTCCGCCGGTCGAACTCCACCGGAGCCCGTGCTGAGCTCGGTACCGTGCCTGATCCCGACCGCCAGGGGTACGACAGCGTTCGCGAACGTACCCGGACGGTCATCCACACCATCAAGCTGTCTCGTGAGGTCATCGCGTCCTCGCGCAGCTCGATGGGTGCGTTCGTCAACGCCATGTCCGCTGAGTCTCGCGGAGCTGAGGTCGACCTGAAGAACCAGTACGGCCGGATGATCTACGGCCAGGGTCGTCAGCAGACCGACTCCACGACGACCCTTCGTACGGGCGTCATCGCCAACGTCGCAGGAGCCCCCGCCGGCAACGTGATCACGCTCGACAACATCCGTTCGGGTGTCGCCGAGTCGCTCACCGACGGCGAGATGCGCTACTTCTTCGTCGGCATGAAGCTGGACGCCATCGACCCGGCTGACGGATCCGTCGAACAGACGGGTACCCCGGAAGCCACCGACGGCATGGAGATCACAGCGCTGGACTTCGCAGCGCGCACGATCACGGTCTCCGATGCCACCGGAGTCGCGGACAACGACTGGATCGTCGTCCACGGGAACTACAACAACGAGTTCCCCGGTCTGCGCGTCCTGATCAACGACAACACCGGTGACAAGCCGGACGGAACCAACACGGTCCCCGTGCACGGTCTGTCCTCTGCCACCGAGCCGCTGTGGCAGTCGCAGGTGGTCGGTTCCACAACCACCCCCATCTCGGAGATCATCATCGACGAGGCCTTCGACGCCGTCCTCACCGACGGTGACGGAGAGGGGATCACCGACTTCCTCGGCCCGATCGAGCAGCGGCGCACCCTCGCTAACCAACTCCAGGCACAGAAGCGGTTCGACGGGCGGATGCGTCGCCTCGTCGCCGGCTTCGACGGTCTGGATCTGGCGCGTGGGACGTTCATCGCCGAGCGGTACTGCCCTGGGCGGGACCTGTTCGGCGTCAACTGGAAGCAGCTCCTGTGGTTCGTCCTTGAGGACTTCCAGTGGGACCAGGAAGACGGCAAGGTGCTGTTCAAGACGTCGAACCAGCTGGCATACGAAGCGCGTTACTTCGGGATGCACACGCTGGGTGTCGCGAACCGCAACTCGCACGTCCGCGTGGTTCTGGAGCTGCCTGCGTAGGGGCCAGGCTTCGGGGGAGGGGCCTCAGCGCCCCTTCCCCGATCTCCCCTTCAGGAGGACATATGACGATCACAGTGAACTCCCGGAGCCCCAACACCGCCGGGAAGTATCGCGAGGACATCTACGACATCGCCTCCGGCTGGGCCGACGGCGACACGATCCGTACGCGCTTCAAGAGGATCGTGGAAGCGAACTGGACGTTCACGGATGCCTCCACGGTGGCAGCGGACTCAGTCGCGATCGAGGTCTTGCAGGCCGACTCCACCGTCCCGCGCGAGTGGGCGACCGTCGTTCTGCAGCTCGCCGGCACAGCACGCGCCGGCAGGCTGAGCATCAAGGGGTACTAGTGGCGGAGGCTACCCCGCTCTCTAGCCGCTCCCCCGTCAACACCAAGGTCGACTGGCGGGTGTACGTCCTTGACGACACCACAGCTGCCGACACGCTCACCACGGACTTCCGGGTGATCTACTTCGCATCGGCGACAGACGCCACTGGAGCCACCGCGCTGATCACCTGGGAAGACAACGTCATCACGCTGCCCACGGCAACTGGGCCGACCAACGTTCTGGTTGCCGGAGTCATCTGATGAAGGGGCCTTCCCGGTCCGAGATGCTCGTCCCCATCCAGGGGACGTGGATCGACTCGCGCATCCCACAGATCGCCCGGCGTCTTCAGGAACGAGACCCCTCCTTGGAGATCCGGGCGTTCTGTGGGCCCAAGCGCAGCCGCATCCTGCAGTACGAGGTGTGGTGGAAGAACCAGTTCGTTGCGCGGTTCCTCCCCCACGAGGTCGACATGATCGAGCAGGAGATGGCGATGCTCGATCGCAACACCCCCGGCCACGTGGAGACGATCGACAAGCTCGAGCGCCAAGACGCCGAACGCGAGCGCGATGCCTCCCGTAAGTTCGAGGATGTCTACATGGCGATGCTCGAGCACTACACGCGCCTAGAGACAGAGCTCGAAGACGGTAAGACCTTCCACGGTCAAGCGGGGTACGGGGACTCCCCGATCTTCAAGAAGTAGTACATGGCCGCCATCCCGGACGGCTATCTGCCCGTCCCAGGTACCCGGTCCGGGGCGGCCATCTTCCAAGAGCCCTTCCGCTTCCCCTACATCGCACCCTTCGCAGATCTCGAGCTCACCCCCGAACTCATCAACCGCGACTGGACGGAGCTCGAGGCGCGCTTCGCCCAGATCAACGACCTCGGTGGGAACTACGCCGACGTCCGGTTCCGCGTCCCCTTCCGCGACTGGGCCACCCCCAAGGACGAAGCCGACCGTCTGGTCCGCAACCTCCAGGAAGCCGAGCAGCGCGTTACCCGGCTTATCCAACTCTGCTGCCCGGAGTGCAAGCTCCGTGTCCCGTTCTCGCGCCCCTACGACTCGAGGGGGCAACTGATCGGCTGGCAGCTCTCCCGTGACCTGATGGAGATCGAGGCGGCGATGAACGACCTCCGTCAGTGCACGCTCTTCCGTCCGTTCTTCGCCATCAAGCGCCGGTTCGCATCCGGCGGCGCGACAGGCCGTGTGTCGTTCTTCACGCTGGACGAGGATGCTCTCACAGCCACCGCAGCTACAGCCATCCCCATCACCGACTCCGGCAGCGGCCCCGCCATCGGCTCCTGGGACGAGAACAAGAACCTCTTCTGCACCTGGCGCACTGAGACCACCCCGACCCCTGACGACTTCTACCTCTGTGAGATCGACACGTCCAGCGACACCGCAGCGTCATGGACGATGTCGGATGTCGATGGTCCGTACTCCTACACGTCAGCGCCAAGGAGTCTCCGCTACGTCCCGCACGGTAGTCGCTACTTCTCCTACCTGGTCCCGGATTCGGTGTCGGGGATCGTCCTCAAGATCTACGACCGCGACGCCGACACCACGCAGACGATCACGCATGCCGACGTGATGGGTTCAGCCGGCCACATCCGTCGATACCGCTTCTCCTCAGACGGTCTGTGGCTGGCACTCGCACTCGACGGTGGCAGCGACTTCTACAAGGTGTTCGATCGCGAGTCCGGCGCTGAGGTCTTCTCTCTCTCCGCTGCCGTCGCTACCTCCGACGTGGACTACCTCTTGCAGTTCTCCGACGACAGCGCGTACCTCGCCTTCGAGGTCGGGAGCGGAGGCGACACCCGCATCTATCGCGTCTCGGACTGGACGGTCGTGGGCAGCGGGACCGCCACGTCTACCGAGTTCGTCGGCCCTGCCATGAGCCCTGCTGCCGACTACCTGATCGGCTCACGCTTCGACAACGACGACACCGTGTTCTACGACCAGGCCATCGTTCTGCAACACACCCGTGCAGAGACTTCTCAGTTCGTCAACGGCGGCGAGTGGAACCAGGAAGGCACCGTCGCGATGATCACCAACGACGACCTCTCCGGCGTGACCTCCCGCCTCTTCCGTGCGGGCACATGGGCGACCAACAGTTTCGTCGGTGGTGCCTCATCAACCCCTAAGATGAGACCGTACCTATGAGGGAGGGCTAGGATGCATCACTACACCTGGGTCGAGATGGCGGACTTCTCAGGCGGCATGTGGACCTCCCAGGACTGGCAGGTTCCCCAGAACGGTGCGGCCCTCCTCGAGGATTGCTACCCCCTCCCCCAAGGCGGCCTCCGTGCCTTCGGTAGGTTCTCCACCCTCACCAACACCGGCATCTCCGTGGACGAAGAACCCATCGCCATCTGGGTCGAGGACCACGTCGGCGGATCGGACTACTTCCTCATCACCAACACCGGCACAGCCCAGAAGCTCTACCGCATGAACGAGTCCGCCGGCGCCACCTCCTGGTCCGCCCTCAAGACCTTCACCCTCACCGGTGAGTACTCCGCCCAGGCGTACTTCGCCTCCTACCAGCTCGCCGCCGAGACCGAGCCGCACATCTACCTCACGATCGGTGCTACCGGCTCCGACAAGGGCCTGTGGCGCGTGCACTACTCCACGGGCGTCGTCTCCCGTCCAACCATCACCACCACCGCCACGACCACCGCGACCCTCACCGGCCCTATCTGCGTCCACCAGGACCGCCTCGTCATCGCCGAGGAGTTCTCCCAGATCTGGTTCACCAACCCCGGCGTCGAGACCATCGGCGACACGAACTTCATCGAGGTGGCCTCGTCCTACCGCCTGTCAACCATCACCTTCATGCACCCCTTCCGCCCCAACGACCTCCTCGTCGCCACTCGAGGCGCGCCGTGGTTCCTCGTCCAAGACGACCTCACCGACCCGATCATCCGTTCGATGGGCAACGTCCGCCACGCTGCTTCCCGCCAGATCCCCTGCGAGACCGACGCCGGCATCGTCTTCCAGGCCATCCTCGATGGGGTCTACGCCACCCCAGACGGGGCCCAGTTCACCAAGCTCTCCGAGCCCATCTCCGTGGAGGATCTCTGGGGCGACGTCGGCGACGAGCTCGTCTCCCAGCCCGGCTCCCTGGCCTACCTCGACAACTGGCTGTTCACCCCCTCCGGCCACATCTTCGACACCCGCACCCAGGCCTGGTTCCGGATCACCGACTGGACCACCGCCCAGTCCGCCTTCGCCCTGGTCGCCAACAAGCACCGGTCCTCCCACCTGCTCATCGCCGCGATCGAGCCCTCCTCCGGCGCCGCTGCCACCCTCCGCACCCTCCGCCCCCTCGAGTCCGGCATGGACCGCAAGCGCTCCTACCGCTACCAGTCCCCGCCCTTCCACGACGACTCCGGCCGGCAGATCGAGATCGGCGAGGTCCATGTCGTCTGCAAGACCTACAACACCGCCTCGTCCTGCGAGGTCACCGTCAACGGGGTCACCCGCACGACCAACAACCTCACCCAGGGCCGGATCGTGGTCCCCTCTATGTTCCGGGAGCGGGACGGCCAGCTCGACATCACCATCGAGATGGACTCCGGCTCGAACACCGTCGAGGCCCCATCCATCGAGTCCATCCGTGTCGGAGTTCTAAAGGGACACTTGCTGAGAACGGGCTAACGCCTCACAATGGAGGTCACATGAACCTGGGTCAACTGCGAGACCGCGCACAGCAGCGTTTCCGTGACACCGGTGGCCTCATCATCGGCACAACCACGTGGAACGAGCACCTGAACTTCGCCTACCGTGAGTTCCTCCGTGCAGGGCGCTGGCCCTTCACCACCGCCTACGAGGACCTCGACGTCAACGCAGGCACCAGGCGCGTCGACCTGGAGTCCCTCCTCGGCGCTGGCCCCCCCGATGCAGCTGAGGTCCTCTCCGGCCTCGAGAACATCTACAACATCACCGACGACACCCTCGTCCAGCCCTTCCCCGTCCGAGGCATGGCCTGGCGCCTGCGCCGCCACCTGGAGAACCAGTCCCCCGGCCAGCCGGCCTTCTGGGAGGTCGTCGGGGCCGACATCGTCCTCGTCCCGCCCCCGATCACCTCGGTCACCCTGCGCTTCTACTACTTCGATGACCCGCCGGAGCTCACCCTCGACGCCGATGTCCCCGTCATCCCCCTCCGCTACCAGGAGTCCATCGTCACCGGTGCCGTAGCTAAGGCCCACGAGGACGATCAGAACCGCGAATCCGCCGACAAGTACAAGAAGGAGTTCGACCAGATCGTGGCCCAGGCGGTTGCGGAACTGATTCCGGGGCAAACTGAAGCTGTGAACATGATGGCGGCTACGAGCCTCCCGCTGGAGGACACGGGCCTATCGGCTGACAGGAGGTAGGCATGGCACACGAAGACAACATCACCGAGTTCACCCGCGACGACCAGCTCGACAACGTGCAGGTGGAGATGGTGGGTAACCCGAACTCCGTGCGCGTCGATCACACCGCGCGCGGGATGAAGGTCACGTTCAACATGTTGGGCGGCGTGGAGTCGCTCAAGGTCGTGAAGACGCCCTTCGAGGGCGACAACACGATCGCGTCCGATGAGAACCTCGCCGTCGACGACGTTGAGTACGCCAACCGCGACACACGCCCCACCCCCAATCCCGCTGACGACGACGCGTTGAAGAAGAAGTCGTCCACCGGCGAGACCGCAACGCTCGGCAACGCACAGGCCACCGCCGCCGATCCTCAGATCGAAGACGAGCGGCGTGAGATCCGCGACGAGCAAGCAGAAGGTCACCTCCCCGGCCCTGGTGGCGGGGTCGTCCCTGGCGAAGACCCGAACCGGCAGCCGTAAGGAGGCTTTAGATGGCAGACGTAACTGCTAACGCTTCGGTCCTATACGAGTCCGGGTCGGCTGAGAAGACCGTCCTGTACCTCGTGAAGAACGTCGACACGAGCGACACGATCGACGTGTCGGCGAAGTTCAGCAAGGTGAAGTCCGCTGTGTCGATCCCGGCCGGCGGGCTATCCACCGGCGACGTGTGTGCTGTGGCATCCCTCGTCGTCACCTTGGACGTTGCCGCTGCGACCGACGACACGTTGTTCGTCCTGGTCGTCGGCGACTCTGCCGTCTAGGAGGCCAGATGGATCTCGGGACCATGAGGACCCGCGCTAAGCGACGGTTCCGTGACCTCAACAACGTCTTCGTTCTGGACGACACCTGGGACGAGCACATCAACGCAGCGTGGGGGGAGTTCTGGCAGGCGGCACGCTGGCCGTTCCGCCTTACCCAGACGTCGGTGACCCTGGCGCAAGGGACCCACTCCATCGACCTCGACATCGGCGTGCTCGAGTTCTTGAACGATGTCTACGACATGACCCAGGACCGAGCTCTCCTCCCCACCCCCGACATCGGCGCACGCCCCGACGAGATCAAGTACCGGGAGTGGCTGTTCCTGCAGCACCAGGACTCGGAGCCGATCTTCTACCAGATCGTTGGGGAGAAAATCTTCATCTTCCCGGCACCGCGTGACATCGACCACACCATCCGGATCTCCTACGCGCAGCAAGACCCAGCGCTGATGGTCGCTGACACAGATGAACCGGATCCCCTCCCCACGCGTTACCACGACGCCCTCGTCTCCGCAGCGGTCGCCAAGGCTCACCTCGACGACGGCAACGTCGAACAGGCCGGCGCCTACTACGAGGAGTTCAACCGCATCCTGCAGCAGGCGTTCAAGGAGCTCCACCCCAAGGGCGTCCTGCAGCTGCAGATGGACGAGCGCGCTGCCAAGCTCGCCGGTATGGCTTCCGGCACTCTCGATCAGCAGGAGCCTCGCCGGGGCGTGGGACTGAACTAATGCTGCTCGGTGGCGGCAGCGCCATGATGGGCGGCGGGATGAACCGGTCCCTCGGTGCCGGTGGTCTTATGCCGTCCGGTGGCGGCGTCCCTGTCTGGTGGGATGACCTCCAGCGGCGCAAGCGGCGCAACCCCCAGATGGGCTACAACCAGTTCCTGTTCCACTTCTTCAAGAACCGGCCTGACCTGAACGTCGACCCGAGCTACTACCAGCAGATGGGTCAGCAGCCGCAGTTCGGATCCACCGGCTTCAACGACTGGTTCAAGGGGCTCGGGCAGGATCCCCTTCTTGACGTCCTCGCTCCTAACGACCGCCTGCTCAGGATCATCCACGGATGAACCTCGGCCAGATCCGCGAGCGAGTGAAGTACCGCGTCCGCGACATCGGCAACGTCCTGACCTCCGACACCATCTGGAACGGTCACATCAACGCGGCCTACCACAAGTTCCTCATGCGGACCGGCTACAACCTCGAGGTGTCGACGACCGACATCTCCTTCTCCTCCGGCGACGACGCCCAGCCCCTCCCTGAGGGTGTCTTCTCCGTCCTCAAGGTCCACGACATCGCCAACGACGAGACCCTCGAGCCGCTCCTCACCTGGCGCGCGCTCACCGACATCTTCCCGGACTTCGACGAGTCTGGATCCTCGACCCACTTCCGCATCACCGGCAACACTGTGCGCCTCTACCCGGTGACCGATCGTGCCGTCACCCTCCGCGTCTGGTACTACGAGCCGGCTGACGAGCTCGAGGACGACGGCGACATCCCGATCATCCCCAACCGCTACCACGAGGCCCTCGTCTTCGGTGCTGCAGCAGAAGCCCACCGCGACGATCAGAACCTCCAGGTCGCCGCCTCCTACGACAAGCAGTTCGAGGAGCTCGTCGCCGAGGCTGTCTCCGAGCTGACTGAGCCGGTCCACGGTGAGTTCGTTCCCCTTCCGCGTGCAAGGCGTGGGATGATCTAGTCATGGCGCAGATGATGATCCCTCCGATCTTCGGGCAGGCAACAGAGCGGCTGCGAGGTGGGGAGCTGCGGAACAACCGTGCTCTCCAAGCCGCTCTGGCCCGCCGGCTGTACGAGACGCGGACGATCCCCGACATCCTGAACAACCAGGCCTCGAGGGGATCCTTCTACTCCGGCGCGACGACGAACAAGGTCTCCCGCGCTGCAGAGGACTTCACCACCACCGAGGGGATGGCGGAGCTCGCCACTTCCACCGGCCTGGCTGACATCCTGAGGAACCAGTTCCTCATCGGCCTGGGGATCCAGCTCTAATGCCTACTCTCGGTGGCGGCGGTGACTTCAGCCAGTACGGCGGCTACGGCCAGTACTCCGGCAACGAGGGCACACGCAAGGCCAAGCGCGACCCGTTCAAGTTCGGTCAGAAGGGGCTGCCTCAGTACGCCTACCCGGGTGACCCGGGTTTCATCGGTCCTGTCGCTCCTCCCGGTGGTGGGATGATCCCGCAGCCCAACCGCACCATGACCCCGCAGTCCCTGTACGCCTACTGGGACCAGCTCCTCGGGCCCCTCGCCGGCGACGAGACCCACGACTACGAGGTCGGCTACAACCAGGCGATGGCTGGGATCAACCAGCGCTATAAGAACGCCATGAACATCCTGATGAACACCCAGCAGAAGGCTGACGCTGCGCTGGGAGCCATGCCCGGGGAGTACGAGGAGATCTACACGGAGGGTGACACCTCCGGCGCTGCAGGCGTCAACCGCGCCTACGACATCGCCGGTGAGACCCCCGAGGGCTACGCCCTTCCCCAGGACATCTCAGCCGGTGGGTTCGACGAGTCCGTCGCTGCCCCCTTCCACGCAGCCCTCGCCGGCATGCAGTCCGACCGCATGGCTGACATCCCCATGCTCGACCTCGGCACGACCCAGTTCATCAACACCCAGCGTGCCGGTCTCGAGGCAGAGCAGGCCGAGTCCCTCTCTCGCCTCCGTATGGAGCGCGCCCAGTACGGATCCCAGAACGCCGCCAACCAGCTCCGTCGTCAGGAGCTCATCCTCGGCATGATCGCTCCGCAGGTCCAGCAGCAGATGCTCATGGACCAGATGGGCTACCGGAGCCAGTTCGACAACCCCGCCGACGCGGCTCAGTACTACGGCCGCGACCCCGAAGGACGGGCGCGGGTGGACTTCGCCCACGGCCAGTACATCGTCGAGAACAAGCCGGGCTACATCAAGACCTGGAAGTCCGGTGACGACTACACGAAGATGCTGCAGGAGTTCAACACTCTCGCCGCGCAGATCGGTCCCTTCCAGGCAGCCGCTCAGATCGGCGCGGAGTTCGAGAACCCCGGCCTCGCCTCGGTGATCCTCTACGAGTACATGAACAGCGTGGCCCAGGCCGGAGGCGGCGGCGGTGAGGGCTAGTGGGCGGCGCGTTCATAGGCGGCTTCGGCTTCCCCAAGCAGCGGGGTGGCGGCAGCGCCTACGAGCCACCTGAAGCACCCGGCTCACCGATCCTGGGGTTCAAGGAGCTCCTCGGCGACCTAGCCAACATCATCCCGGGGCTGGCGCACATCGCCAACCAGGCGATCGTGCAGCCGCTGATCTCCCTGGCGCCCGGTGGGCTCGAGCCAGGGGAAGCTCTGCAGGAAGGCGGCGAGACCCTCCTTCAGTTCGGTCAGGGGATGACGAAGTCCATCCTCTCCACCGCCCTGCTCCCGTTGTCCCCCCTCGAGTCAGCCCTCGGCTCCGACGACTTCAAGGAGCTCCTGGAGTTCCTCCCTGAGGAGATCCGCCCCACCTCTCCCGGAGAGCGCTACCTCGAGGGACGGGGGATCCTCCCCGCCATGTTCGAGGACATCGGGAACATCGCTCTCGTCTCCGGTGGTGTGGCAGCCGCTGGGAAGGCCGCAGGGCTCGCGGAAGGCTCTGGACTCATGCGTGCCGCCCAGGCCGGCCGCAGCCCCTACAGGTCGGCTGGACGCCTTGCTGAGGGCAAGCTGCGGACAGTGGGACCGGAGTCTCGTCTCAGCGGCGTGGCCTCCCCCATCCTCAAGGGCCTGGATGAGCACCGGCTGAAGCAGTTCAACAAGGAGCAGGCCCGCCAGGCCCAGGCCTCCGCCCGTGAGACCCGCGCCATCATCGAGAAGGAAGGCCTGGACGGGATGAACTTCCTCCGGGAGCGGTTGGGTGACCGGCTGGGGGTCAAGCAGATCGAGGACCTCTTCCAGGAGGAGGTGCACTACCGGGCGACGATCGACGACGTCTTCAACGTGCCCGAGCAGATGAACCCCGAGCAACTCGAGTACCGACTCAGCCAGATCGCTGACCGCCACCGCCGTGGTGTGTGGACCGATAAGGAGTACATCGAGGAGTTCAACCGCCTCACTGGCCAGAACATCAGCGAAGTCCCCCGCTATCAACAGAAGGGCCGAGAAGCCGAGGTCGCCAATACCGGCGAGGTGTCCCTACCGATGCGGGATCCGGCGAATACGACGCCTGAAGCCATGCGTCTGGTCGAGATCAACCAACAGCTCCCAGCACTGAACTTCCGGTACTCCCGGACTCAGGACCCTGCGATCGGAGCGCAGATCGACCAGCTGATGAAGGAACGCGAGGCGGCAGCTGCTGCAGCGAACAAGGCTGCCGCTGCCGCACGTAAGCCGGAGGTCATCGGCTTGCAGGGCTTCGTCCCTGAGGGCCACCGTCAGACCCTCCAGTCCCTCGACCCCGACATCCGCCGCTTCGTCGAGGACGAGGTCATCCCCGACCCCCGCTTCCAGAAGGAAGTCCTCCGCCTCCGCGCCCTCAAGGAACAGCTCAACACCAAGAAGGTCAACCGCCTCGCCACCGAGTCCCCCCTCGGCCTCTTTGGGATCGAGCCCGGCAAGCCCGGCACCTACGTCACCGCCAAGAAGCGCGAGCTCATCAAGATGGGGCGCGGCATGCGCGCTCAGTACCAGGCCCGTGCTGCCCGTGTAGAGGGCGTCCTCGGCGAACGGAAGATCCTCGTCGAGCAGTCCGCCGAACGCCACCAGGCCGCCGACGTCTGGGAGGCCAAGGCCGCTGAGCTCGAGAACATCCTCCCCGGCCAGATGGTCACGATGGCTGACGGCACGGTCAAGAAGGTCTACCGGGTCAACCCCCTCGATCCCGAGGTCCCCTACCGCCCAGCCCAGCGCGCTGACGAGTTCGCCGACGTCGACTTCGAGTACGAGCAGGTCTCTCCTGAGGCCCTCCTCACCCGCAAGCAGGACCTCCGCCTTGGCCGCTACGAGGTCCGGGAGGAGCAGTTCAGCAAGCAGCTGGCTGACTCCCAGGCTGAGCTCGACAGCCTCAAGGCCATCGGGGAGGACAACCTCACCGACGAGCAGGTCGTCCGCATCGACGAGCTCGAGGACTCCGTCAAGGAACTCGGCGACAAGATCAAGCGTGTCCAGAACTCCCGGAACAAGCTGATCACCCAGGTCGAGGAGGGAAAGGTCAAGCCGGGCGAGACCGACGTCCGGCGCGCTGCCGTCCGTGAGGCCGTCAACAAGGAGCGCGCTGCAGCCAAGCTCCGTGCTGCCAAGCAGATGGTCGACACCATGCGCCGCCGCGCCGTCCAGGAACGCGCAGCCGCCACCAACCTCCGCGCAGCAGCCGAGGGCCCCGCTGAGAACTTCGCCCAGTTCCGTGTCGCAGAGCGGCTTCAGCGCCAGGCCGAGCGCCTCATGGAACAGGCCTCACGCGGCCAGGAGTTCGTCGATCCGAAGATGGTGCCCGACGAGTGGTACGACATCGCTCGCGGGCAGAAGGAGCTCTACAACAACCTCAAGGCCATGTCTGGTCTGAACGGCCAGGCCCTCACCGGCGCGGAGATCCGTGCCTTCATGGCGGAGAACCAGCTCACCTGGCCGGCTCTGGTCCGCCGCGCTGCCGAGCGGGACTTCACCCCCGTCCACATGCGGCAGTTCTCCAAGGACCACGCCGAGCGCTTCGCTCGGGAGACCTTCCGCCTGTCCCCCATGAAGCTCCAAGCCGCCGGCACCCGCAAGAACCGGCGCGGTCTCATCCCTCCCAAGGACGTCGAGCGGGGCTTCCGCGCCTGGGTGGCTGAGGCCGGCGAGGTTGCCTGGGAGGTTCACTCCAACAACATCATCGACTACCTGACCGAGAACCGGTTCATCTCCGCCATCGACCCGGCCGCGATCCTCTCCGGCACCCACATCCCCTACCGCCTGTCCACCAAGGAGCTCGGCCACCCTGAGTTCTCGGCCTTCCTCCAGGGCACCGACATCGACCCCTCCGCCACCCAGTACATGATCACCAAGGGCGCCGCTGAGGCCCTCCGCGCCATGAACCGCTCCTACGACAACCCGGTCACTCGTACCGTCGCCAAGATCACCGACCCCTGGCGGACGGCCACCCTCACCTACTCCCCGCGCTGGTACGTCTACAACACGATCGGCAACATGATCCTCACCTCGGCGGAGATCGGCCCGAAGAACGCCGTCGTCGGCTGGTACAAGCAATGGCGGAAGCTGAAGAAGGACATCGGCGGGTTCCAGAACATCTTCACTCCGGAGTTCGCCCGCCGCGACGTCACCGCCGACTTCCAGCGGATCGGTCTCCCGGCTGAGGTCCCCGGTCCCTCCGAGCTCGAGCAGGGGTTCTTCACCCGTACCCTCCGCGAGGCCCGGCGCGAAGGTGCGGAGTCCGCTCAGTACCGCACCGGCGCTGCCCGCATGTACAACAAGCCCTTCGTCCGCACCCTCAACGAGCGGATGCAGCGTGTGAACGAGATCGTGGACGAGCTCGCCCGCGAGTCCGTCAAGCAGTTCTACGTGGACAAGAAGGGGCTCTCCCCCGAGGCCGCCACCCAGCGCGCCATCAAGGCCCTGGTCAACTACTCCGACCTCTCCCCCTTCGAGCGCACGATCGTCCGCACCGTCTTCCCGTTCTACGCCTGGCAGAAGGGGATGCTGAAGAACGGCACGCGCCTGGCGATCGACCACCCGGCCCGCGTGCAGCTCACCATCCTCGTCGGCCGCATCAACCGCGACCTGTGGGACGAGGAGAAGGAGACCCTCCCCGAGTACTACCAGGGCCTGGTCGGACTCCCCGGTGGCAGCTACCTCAACACCCGGGGAATGAACCCCTTCACCGACGCGCCGGCCCTGCTCACCCCCCAGGGGATTGCCTCTGCACTCAACCCCTTCCTCGAGATCGCCCGCAAGTGGACCTTCCGCGACCAGGGCACCCCGTTCGGCCCGAAGGAAGAGGGACCGTTCGGCTACGCCCAGGGCCGCCCGGACATCGCCACCGAGCTCCTCAAGCTCGTCGGATCCTCCGCTGCCGGCGGTGTCCTCAAGGGTGTCACCGACCCTCGCCCCGATCAGCCCCTCCTCACCCCCGGTTCAGCCTTCGGGATCCGCCGCTACTCCGGCGAGGAGTTCGCTGGCCTCCAGCAGCGCCAGGCTCAGCAGGAGCAGCAGGTCGCCGAGGGCCTCCCTCTCCCACCCCGTCAGCGCCAAGGGGGTCTCCTTGCCGGCTTCGGTTTCGGGGGTGCGTCACGCCGCCGCTTCCCCTCTCGTCTGGCCGACACTCTGGGTGCACCGCTACTTCCCGGACCGATCGCTAACCGGTACCGTTAGACCATGACCGACCTACCTGACGGCTGGGAGATCGAGGAGTACGACCCCGGGGACGAAGCGCCTGAGGGGACCACTGACGACTGCGACGGCGCAGAGGGCGACGACGACGATTGAGCGCGCAGGCTAGGGGCTGGGGGGCACCATGCAGTGGGTCGATCGTGACCCTCACGCGCGCTGATGGTGTCCGCCTACCCGTCCGTCGGGAGATCGCTGCCCTCGTCGCCTATCTCTGCGACGCCACCGAGGCCAAGGGCTACGACCTCCGCGCCGGCTGGTGCTGGGGCTACGCCTGCCGGAAGATCCGTGGTTCATCCACCTGGTCCAACCACGCATGGGGCCTGGCCGTCGATCTCAACGCTCCCGAGAACCCGATGGGCCCGCGCAACGGACGCATCCGCCGCTACCCCGCCGCCATCGCCCTGTGGAAGAACTACGGGTTCCGCTGGGGAGGGGACTACTCTGGACGTGCGGACGACATGCACTTCGAGTTCATGGGCACCCCTCGAGATGCAGCCGCCTTCACCGAGTTCGCCAAGAAGAACCTGGGCAAACCGAAGGGAGTGTTCATGGCACTGACAGATGCAGAGCAGAAGGAGCTCCTGGAGAAGGTCCGCACCCTCCACGTAGCCATCGCAGCTAAGGACGACGCTGCCGTGAAGGAGGCGACCGGCCGCTCCACCGGAGGCGTGATGTCCAACCTCTACCGCATCGTCAAGCACTTCAATATCAACGGGCCGGCCGATGACGGCACTTGACCTTCTCAACCTCCTGCGTGAGTGGTCGAGTGAAGCGTGGTCGCTGGGATGCGTCCTAGCCCTAGCAGTGATCGGCCGACTCCTCTACCGCACGAGCTGGGCACGCCGCCGGCTCCAGGCGATCACAGAAGAGAAGACCCCCGTGTCAGACATCCTGAAGGCGTTCGAGCGTCTCGCCCTGGTGAAGGGGATCCTGTGTCTGCTCCTGCTCGCGGTGGGGATCTGGTCACTCCACGAACCACATACCGACTTCCCCCCGGGGGTGCTGACAACGGAGGCGGTCTATCGGACTATCGTCACGCTAGTGATCCTCGTCTCGATCCCCTTCGTCCTCACGTGGACCGCTTGGAAGGCGTTCAGGATCTACCAGGGATGAGCACCATGCACAGCTCCCCCAACGAGATCGACCCCAACGTCATGGCGCTGCTGGGTCGACTCGATGAGCGCACCCGGCTCATGGCGGAGCAGGCCTCCGATACCTCGACGAAGGTCCAGGCCCTCAACACCAAGGTTGAGTCCTTAGACAACCGCTTCGCCACCCGACGGGAGCTCAACCTCGTCAAGTGGCTCATGGGGATCCTCGGAACACTGGCAGCCAGCGGGGTCATCGCCCTGCTCGCGGAGCTTCTCGGAAGGAGGTAGCAATGGCACCGGTCACGCACTACGCCAAGGCGATCGTCGCCCTGTTCGCCGCTCCGCTGACGTACGTCGCGGGGGCCCTGGCGACGAACGAGCCGGTCAACTGGTACCTGGCGGGGTCGCATGTCATCACGGCGATCCTCGTCTGGGCTGTGCCGAACAAGCCGCCGGCGTAGGTGGCTGAGTGGCTCGGCACCGTCGCGTCGGTCGCTACCCTCGCGCTCGTCGCCTGGTACTCCGCCGTGACACAGCGGCAGCTCCGCGTACTCGAGAAGCTCTACCGGGAGGTCAGCAAGGTGACTCCCGGCCCACAGAAGGAGGCATGATGTTCCGACTACTGGCAGCGATCTTCTTCATCCTCGGGGCGGTCTTCGCCCTCGTGGACGGCGTCGCGATCGAGCAGATGTTCTTCCTGTTCGCCGGCCTGGCGGCATGGGTGTTGTCAGGCGGGCCGTACGAACGTAACCTCTAGGTCCGGGTGTCGGTCACACCCTCTGAGAGCCCCCTTCCCGTGCAGGGGGCTCTCTTCTATCCCAGGAGTGACAGCTGCCGGCCCGCGTGCCTCTGGCACCAGGCGATCCCGTTGTCGTCGTACAGCTCCGCCTCCCCCTTACACCGCACGCAGGTGAACGGGTAGATGTCCCCGCCCTCCCGCCACCGGACGAACTCATCCAGGTCCTCCTCAATCTTCCGGCGGTAGCTCGAGTTCCTCAGAGCCGCTGCCGGGTGGTAGGTCGGCCACACCTCCGCCGCTGTCCGCCACCAGACCGGCCACGCCTCTCCCACGGTAGGGAGCCAGATAGGTCGTCCTCGGACCTCGCCTAACTTGAGCTCCCTCGTGGGCAGGAGCGCACTGAGGGCAGTCACTCCGAAGGCAAGGATAAACCTTGGTCGGAGCGCTCCCAGCTGGGCCGCTAGGTGAGGCCGACACGCCTCGACCTGGGCCTCCGTAGGTGTTCCCTTCGGGTAGCACGAGACTGAGTTTACGAACCCCGTCTGCTCAGGTTCGATACCACGATCACGTAGAAGTGAGCGAAGCAGAGAACCTGCTGGTCCAAGGAAAGGTGCTCCGTCCGAGTCCTCCACTCTTCCAGGAGCTTCGCCAAGGCAGACCACATCTCGGCCGACCCCACCTGACCACGGGATCGGCCCTCGTCCAACTCTGTGAAGAGCGCACCGAGTGCAGGCCCGAAGATCTTCCCGATATCGAAGGACTCCGTCGAACTCATGTTCGGTCATAGGCGTGGCCCCCGCAGTACGAGGGGATGGGCGGCGTCCCGTGGTAGTGCGGTCTGTGAGCGAACCGATCTCCACAGTGCTTGGTCGGGATGTCGGCTTCCTTCTTCTTCGCGTCCTCCTTCACCGGCTCCCGTACCGCCGGCCCCTGGAACTCGATCGTCAGGTCCCCCACCTCTACCCTCAGCGCCTTGTGGTAGTAGCCGCTGACGGTCGTGTGCACCGTCTCGAGCTCCTTCCACCGCTTCAGCTGGTCCTCCAGATGCTTGTACGCCCGGTAGTCCAGGCGCATGTACACGTCGGTCACGTCCCCTCCTTCTCCCACTGATCCGGCGTCACCAGGACCCGGATGATCTTCCGCAGCAGCTTCAGCACGTCCCTCCGGTAGCCCTTCTCCACCTCGATCAGCAGCCCGTCGTTGCTCACCTTCATCCCGGCGAGCTGTAGCTCGTGCTTCGTCAACCACAGCTGCATCAGGCGGCGTAGAACTGGAAGACCACCGAGTTACCCTCCACGTTCGCGCGCACCTTCATCCCCTTCCGCTTCGCCATGTTGTGCAGGCTCGACAGGAAGTTCCTCGGGGGTGGGTCGAAGTCCTGCCCCTGACTCACGCGCCAGATCTCGCCATCCATCCACTGATCCCAGTCGTACTTCCTTGGGCCCCGCGTCTGGAACTTGAACTCCTTCAGCTTCTCGGCCATAACTCCTCCTAGTCGAATAACCCACCATACCATACCAACCAGGAGTATGTCAAACCCGATTCAGCAAACGCCTGTATCCGTCGGCTACACAACTACTTCCCGGAAAGGAGAGGGGGACCGGCAACACGGAGTTGCTCGGGTCCGCCCCCTCCCTCCTCGGGGTCTGGGGCCGAGGGAGCGCAGCGACCGAGGTTGAATCCGGTGCGTGCTCCTGCTAGCGTCTCTGGATCCCAACAAGAACCCCTGTGGTCCTTGCTGTGGTCACGATCGTCCTCGCGTTCATCGCGTGGGTGGCCGCTCCGGTCAGGCAGACCGAAGGTCCTGTTCAGGCGAGCCTCATCACCGGCAAGGTCTCCGTCGCCACGCCCAAGCCGACGCCCGTCCCCACGCCGAAACCCACTCTCAAGCCGCCACCGGCGCACGTTGCAGAGGTTCCATCCCACCCTGCTGTCCCCACCTCTCCCGCCTTCTGGCGCGCCCTCGCGAACTGTGAGTCCGCTGACGGAAGCGACAAGGTCGTCCGTGGCGTCGTCGTCTACGTAGGCTACTTCCAGTTCGCCCCAGGCACCTGGGCGGCTACAGGCGGCGGTCCCAAGGGCTCCTACGAGCACCAGCGCTCCCGAGCCATCCTGTGGGCCACGCGCCTTGTCAAGCAAAGGACGTCTCCCGGTTCCCGTTCGGGGTGGCCGGTGTGCTGGTGGGTGGCCCTAAGACGCTCCAAAGCTGCTTAGCCTTCTTCGGTCCGATCCCCGGCACGCCCAGCAGCTCGTCGTACTCCACCAGCCACCCGATCGGCAGCCTCCCGAAGTGGTCGAAGATCCTCCCCGCCAGCTCTGTCCCGATCCCCGGCATCCCGCTCATCAGCCACACCGCCGTGGTCCGATCGTCCACCGTGCCCCACTCACTCCTCGGTGCGTTCGGCCGCTGCAGCAGGCTCCCGTGCTTCTCCTTGTCCAGCCATCGCCTCAGGTGCTCCACCCGCGTCACCGTCTCCGCTGTGTCTCTCGTCCAGCTCACCCACACGCCCTGGCTCTGCGCCCACCACTCGACCCCCGCCTGCTGTTCGATCGTCCAGTTCTGATACTGGTCCGCCAGCACCCCATCCCTCGACCACCGTGGCTGTCCCTCGATCACCAGGGCGGAGAACTTCAGCCGGCTCACCATCACGCTGAGCTCCCGGCCCAGCAACCCGTTTCTCACGCTCCCGATCAGGTCGCTCACCGTCTTCCTCTGCACCCCCGCCAAGCCGTGCCGATCGCTCATCCAGATGACGTCGGCGCCGAAGCTCTCCGGCATCCCGTTCACCTGGCCCATCGCGCGCAGCATGGCCGGCTCGGTCGGGGATACGAGGAAGCCGCTCACCTCATGAACCACAGGGCGATGAGCATGGACAGTCCGATACCGAGAACGATCCAGAACAGCACCCACAGTCCCGTCACGTCAGCATCGCCAGCCACGTCGGCTCCACCACCGTCGTGATCTTGATCCCGCACTGTCCGCACCACAGGTCCACGATGTGGGAGTTCACGAACTGCACCTCGAGCTGATGGTCCTGGTGCGCCACGAGCCCGCTGAACAGGTCACTCATCCTTTGCTCCATTAGGCTTACCGTTTCGTTCGTACTCCCGCTCACGCTCTTCCTCCCTCAGCTCCTTCTCCTGTGCCGTGAGCTCCCTCACCATCGCCATCCACTCCGGCATCAGGGAGCGCGCCAGCACCTCCATCAGGTTCTCGTCCGGGACGTCCTTGAAGGCATCCCTCTGCACCTGGAAGACGAACTTGATCACGTCGGTCATGCGATCTTCCACCCCGCCGTCTTGCACAGGTACGTCATCGCGAACGAGTCGTACGTCTCGTTGTTGAGCTCCGGTCTCTCCCTGTCCCCCTGCGTCTTGATGATCCGACCCCTCGCCAGCTTGTCCAGCTTCAGGATCGTCCTCACCTGATACGACAGCCCCTTCTGCCCACCAGGCGTCGTCTCGTTCGTCGGCTTCCCGTCCTTCCAGACCTCCTTCTCCTCACAGGTCAGGAAGATGTTCGCCTGCGTCCGGATCACCAGCGGCTTGATGAAGCTGTTGTACTGCGGGTTGATCACGTCCCAGTTCAGCCCCTCGTACAGCCGCATGCGGTTCTTCTTGTCGAGCTTCCCCTCCTCCTTCAGCTGCCTCGCCCGCTCAACCACGTCCTCTTCCCAGTTGGTCTCCGCGACTTCACGCATGTACCAGTCCCGCACCTCAGTCCATGCGCGGTCGACGAAATCCACCACGATCCAGTCGCCCTTCTCTGCCTGCGCGACCGCCTTGCTCGCAGCCTCCTTGTACTCCGGCCACTCGTTCGCGGTCAGCACCTCAACGTTCGGCAGGTCCCTCCCCACCAACATCGCTTCCATCGCGTCGTCGGTGTCGATCACGAAGAACCTCCCCGGCGTTCCCGTCGCCAGGTACATCTCAGCGATCGACAGGTGGGCGCTCGTCTTCCCCACCTTCGGCGGTCCGTAGACCAGGATCTTCTCCCGAGGGCTTCCCTCAGGGGGTACCAGCGGCATCTCTCCTCCTCACGGTCAAGCTGGTGCTCGACGTCTCGTAGGTGTAGTTCTCGTACTCCTCACCCAGCGCTGCCTTCAGCTTCTTCACGTCCGGCCGGCGCTGGGTCCGGTGACTCACCGTCGCTGTGTACGGGCCTGCCGCTGTCTTCCCCTTGCCGATGCTCTTCTTGAGCTCGTCCCCCAGCTGCTTGAGCACCTCTTGATCAGCCTCCAGTGCCTCCTTCAGCTTCAGGTACGTATCCAGCATCGGCTCGAGCTCCGGGGCCTCCACGACGTCCTCGTCCGGGTCGTGGATGTCCCAGTAGAAGCTCGTCCACGCGCTGCACCCCGCATCACACGGCGGGAACTCATCTCTCTTGGCGAAGGCTTCGATCTGCCCGAGCTTGAAGTAGATCTCTTCCTCGCTCACCGGCGGCACGGTCATCACCGTCACCCGCGACTCCCCGGTGATCTTGCTCCTCACCACGTACACCATCGGCAGGCCCGTCGCGTGCATGTAGATCGCCGCCTGCCACTTGTACTTCCGTCCTACGACGCCCATCGCCTCGAACCCACCTTCGTCGTACTGCTGCAGGTAGTTCTTCCCCAGACCCTTCCCCTCCATGACGCACTTCCCGTGCCCGGGGAAGTTCACGAACCCGTCCACGTGTCCGACGATCAGTACGTCGTCGTCCACCCGAAACCTCACCGTCTTCTGGCTCTCCATCACCGGCATCCCACGCGACTCGAGGTACGACTCGATCAACCCCTCCTGCCGGTGGCCTTCCTCGAACGTGGCCTGCAGCCTCTCCGGCGGCGGCGCCGATGGGATCCCGAGCCTCGCCGCTACGAGGGATCTCGTGCATCCCCCGATCGACGAGGCTCGGTACACCCACGTTCCCGAGTCGTCCCTGTAGACGTCGGGCCTGCTGCTCACTACGCGTTCGCCTTCGCGTAGAACTCGCTCGTCATGACCGGGTGACCCAGGTCCACGCCGAGCTCCTTCTTCGCCCGCTCGAGGTACTCCACGGGGTCGTTGGCGGCCTTAGCAATCTCCCTCGCCTGAGCCTCCACGTCCCCAGAGCCATTGCTCGTGCTCGAGGGCGCTGAGCTTGATGTGGATCCGCCCTGGAGCTCCCCCAGGTACTCGACCACCAGCGGCTGGTTCCACGCCCTCGACTCTCCCCTGACCTTCGCTTCCTGCCGCTCTTCCTTGATCCGCAGCTTCAGCCCGGCCCACATGCTGGCGTCCAGGGAGCTGTCTCCCCGCTCTTCCAGCGGCACTCCGACCTCCACTGCAGACCGGATGAACTTCTGGATCTTCGACTGCGGGCTGAACCGCTTGTCCGGGTCACCACTCGTGTGCAGGAACCCGGTCCCCTCGCCATCCCTGGGCTCGAAGGTCCCTTCCTGGTTGTCGGGGACGCCGATCCACATGTGGCTGTCCTCGACCTTGCCCGACGGGTACTCCTTCTCGCCTTCCAGGATCAGCAGGCAGGTCTTCCCGTCGTTGTACTCCGTGTAGCCGGCGTAGCTCTTGTGGATGGAGAAGACGTACTCGAAATCTCCACCCTGACCCTTGAGGTCATCGTCCTTCCAAGCCATCACAGACTCCTTGTCGTCGTCACTGATGTTGCCGGGTAGTACGTCGCTGCCGTCGTGTTGCCTGTCGACCACGCCACGTTGTCTGTTACGCCGGCGAACGTGTAGCGGTCTGGCTTCCGTATGATCCCTTCGTCGTAGATCTGTTCAGCTAGCTCCTTCCTCGTCGGCTCCCTCAGAAAGGGCGAACCGCCACCTCGATCCGGTCCAGCTTGTCCAGGTGCTCCTCGGGGATGTGCCGGCCAGCCAGCATGAGCGCCGCCCGCTCATCGTTGGCCAGCACGTGCTCCACTCCCCCGTTCAGCAGCGTGCTCTGCTTCCCGTCCTCCTGCTCCTTCTCGCTCGGGTGCAGGATCATCACGTACTCGAACAGCTTCATCCGATCTCCCTTCTCCACGGGCCGCCCCACTCGAGCGCCTCCGTGTACCAGTCCGGCAGCAGCTTGTGCTTCTGCCCTCTCCGCCAGTCCCGCCAGAACTTCATGAACTGGCCGTCCAGCAGGTACGTCACACACCCGTCCTCTCGGTGTCTCATCCCCCTTCCAGCCATCTGCACGAGACTCCTGGCCGTCTGGGTCGCGTACCACATCTGCCCCCCAGGCGTCCCGTACAGCCTCTTCTGCACCTGCCGGTCCCCCAGGTTCGGAAACGGCAGCTTGCACACGGCGATGACCCTCACCAGGTCATCCTTCCCGTCGTATCCCCGATCGAGGGAGCTCGCGTACAGGACAGCGGCATCTGTCGCCTCGAACCCTCGGATCGCCTCCTCTCTCTCGCCGGCGTCCAGGTACACGAACCCCCTCCGATCAGGGAGCGGAACCTCGTTGAACAGGTAGTTGGCCAGGGCGTAGCTGTGCGTGTGGACCAGCACCCTCTCGTCCGGGTGCAGCTCGAGCACCTTCGCAACGCCCTCCGCCATCTTCGGCCAAGCCTCTTCCTTCGTCTTGTGGGTCATCGTCGCCACCGGCGCCACCCTTACCGGCCGCCTCTCCTTCGGATACGGACTCGGCACGCTCACGTACTCCCAGCTCCCCTCCCACCCCAGGCTCTCCACGAACACCTCGGGGCTCAGCACCGTGGCGCTCATCGCCAGGAACTTCTTCCCGTGCGCCCACAGGTTCGGGTGACCGATCCCTTCCACCGTCACCGGCCGGAACTCGATTCGTCCCTGGTCGTAGCCCGTGTACACCCAGCCTCCGTCCTCGATCGTGGCCTGCACCGCCTTCATCCTCTGCAGCAGACGCCCCACAGCCGTCCTGAAGCGCCTCTCGGGCAGGCTCCGAGCCGGCATGGCCTGGAACCGCTTCTCCACCCTGGGGACGTTGGTCTCGAACCACTCCGGCCAACTCCCCTCCACCGTCTTCTTCCTGGGCCAGGTGATCCCGAGGTACTTCTGCATCCTCGTCGTCACACTCACTTCCACGAAGTTCATCAGGTGAGACTCCAGCATATCACACTCGTCAAGTATCACAAACGGGTGACCCGAGAACTTACTCTGCCTAACCAGGTTGCACTCAGTCAGGAAGTACTGGATGTTCGTGCAGGCGAGCTCCGCCCTGGACGCTCCCATCTTCGCCTGCTCGTAGGGGCACGCCCACGTCGGGTCGCAGAAGCTGCACATGTCCTCGTACTTGTCGCAGTCCGCGCACGTCGGCTTGTGTCCCCATGCGTCCGGCGAGGGATCCAGCGGGGTGTAGTTCGACCTCCCCTTCAGCGCCATCGCATACGGGAAGTCGTGGATGAACTGATCCATCAGGGTCAGGTCGCTGCACAGGTACAGCCCCCTGGTCTGCAGGCGCTGCCGCACGACCTCAGCGATGAGGGTCTTGCCCACCCCCGTCGGCGCATCCAGCACCACCAGGTCGTTCCACTCGAACGCCCGCACGATCCTCTCGATCGTCTCTTCCTGGGCGTCCCTGAAGCCACGGAACCAGGGCAGGTCAAGCGCAAGCTGGGTCATGGCTAACCGTTCTGGGGGTACCTGGGCAGGTGGAGGATCTTCGAGAGGTGCTCTTCGGCCGCGTTGACCGTGGCACGGAGCCGGCCCGCGAAGGGCTCGCGGAGCGTGGGGACCATCCTCGTGGCGTCCTCGAGGATCTCCTTGTACCCGTCCACGTCGCCGGCTGAGAGCGTGGACGTCAGGGCTTGCTCGATGTCCTTGATCTGGGCGTCGGACTCCTGGGTCTTCCGGGCCCGCTCGAGGATCCGCTGGTGAGTCTCATACGCCCCCCAGTCGAAGCTGGGGTCCGCCTCGAACTCTCGGAGCTGGTGCGTTCGGTGATAGATCGCGTCCCTCACCAGGTCAGGGATCGTCCGATAAGGGGTCAGGTCACTGTCGATCCAGCGCATGACCTCAGCGATGAGCCATCGCGGCAGCCTCCCAACCTCCCACCGTACCGTCCCGGACTGGTGGTGGCGATCCGTGCTCGCGATGTAGAAGTTCCCCTCGGAGTAGCTGTGCTTCTCGCGGCCGTCCTCCATCTCCGATGGTCCGACCGCCTTGCCGCCTCCCAGGTACTCCTTCGTCATGCCGCCGGCACCCGTAGTGCATCGAGCACCAGGCTCACAGGCACTCCCAGGGCACGCGCAAGCGGAGCGAGGAACTTCGCGGAGGGGTTGACGACTCCCTGCTCCCAGCGGACATACGTGCGGGAGCTGCAGCCGATCTGGTCGGCGAGTGCCTCTTGGGAGAGGCCTGAGAGTTCGCGCAGACCGCGCAAAGAAAAACCGACTTGATCAGTCACGAGAGGGGAACACTACACCCTCCCGGCAACTGTGTCAAGCCGGTTGATCGAACAGGGAACTCAGGTCGTAACCTGTAACGGTTTACTTGTTACGTGGTTACGTGTTTCAGAAAAAAAAAGGCGTTACGATGCAAAGCATCCTATATAGGAGAAGGAGGATCACTCGAGTGGGAATCCGGACGCTCTGGGTGGTCAGGAGTTTCCGCCTTGACAACTTCCTGTCCGCACGTCGGGCACGCAGTCGGTACTCCGGTGTTCGACACCGCTGCCGTCGTACAGCCCCGGCACGAGCCGTCTGAGGACGGGTAGCACCACTCCTGGCAGTCGTAGCACCAAGCCCGGTGCGCCCCGACCGTGCGGTGTTCGCCGCACTCGCGGTTAGCGTGGCCGTAGAAGAAACCCTTGACGATGACTCCCTCAGCCATCGGAACCCTCCGCAACTGTCCGAGAGGAAGTTGCTTTCAGCCCCCGGTCGGCCAAGTCCCACGCCCGTAGCCGTTCGACCTGCTCGTTAGACAACACGCCCCGATGCTGCTCGACCCATAGGACGGCTCGTAGGAGTTCGATGGCTTCTGCGCCCTTCTTGTCAATGGGTGCGCTATCCGTTGAGCCGGGCATCGAGGCGGGGTGTCGGATTGTTTGGAGCGTGTGTGCCACGAACAGCCACACGGCCTCACGATCGCACTTCGTGAAGTAACTCGGACTCTCGCCCCGCAGGTTGTCCCACGCGGTAGATCCCAGGTAGCCCTCGGCGTCCTCTAGCCGTGACTCGATGAACTCGGCCAGCCACTCAGCAGCGGCGTCCAGCTTGTCCTCTCCTACGTCGTGACCGGAGGTCGGCAGGATGGGCTTGGAGTCCCCGTACTGCTCGGGCGGGTCGCACTCGGCACAGAAGAACCCACCGCCGACGATGTGAAGCTCTCCCACGTCGCGCTTATGACCACCACACTCGACGCAACTGTCGTCTGGGTCGTCAACTTCTGGACCGACATCGGCAGGCCGGAAGTGGGTGCAGTCGTCCAGTCGGATGCCGCCTCGGCTGGCATCGCACTCGCCGTGCAGGGCGTGGTGGAACCCGTTGTGACCACAGACGCACATCGCGTCAGGTGGAATCGGCTTGGCAACGGGTGCTGAAGGAGCGGGCGGCCCCAGCGCCGTCGTAGGTATATCGGGACCACGAGAGGCTTCACCCTCGGCATCCCCAGGTCTGGGACCACCCCGCTCCAGTTCCTCATCGAACAACTCCACCAACAACAGCTGCAGCCTCCGCAAGCTCGCCTGGATCTCCGTCCGCTGCGGGCGGTTCAGCAGGCTCCCCGGCTTCAGCCAGTCGATCTGCCGTTGGATGAAGTGCATGTCCGGTAGCTTGTCCAACGTCTCTCCTCTCTCTCGTCAGCGGGAGGGAAGCTGTCACTTCGCCTGGCGCTTCCCCTTCTCGGTCTCGAGGTAGACCTCGGCGTACTTCATCACCCCGGCGATGTCCTCGTCCGACATCCCCGCCCGCCTCAGCTCCCCCACCTGCCCGGGCACCATCTCCACTGACTCCGGCATCCCCCTCAGCTCCACCAGCCCCGGCGCGCAGGGCATGCAGACCACGAACACCTCACCGGGGTGCGCGCGGAGGAACGTGTCGCTCGCCGGCGACAGCCAGACCTCCTGCTCGCACATCCCGCACTTCCCCTTCACCGAGCTCACGCCCGGCTCCTCGTCCGCCGGCACAGCCACGAGGACGTGCTTGTCTTCCCACGGTTCAGCCACTGACCTCTCCCTTCAGCATCGCTTCCCTCACGGCTTTCGAGAACGCCCTGGCGGCCTCCTCAGCCTCCGGAATGACCATCTCGAGCGTCCACCGCCTATCCTCCCTCTCCGATCGCTCGAGAGCCGGTAGCTCCAGCCCGGTGTTGTTCACCCATAGCGGTGCGTCCCACGCGTGTCCGTAATCCCAGCCGTACCACCACCAGTCCTTGTACGGCTTGAGTTCCTCGGGGGTCGTCGGTCCTTCCCACTGAGCTACGCGCCCCTCCCACTCCTCGGGGTTCTCTGCCTTGAAGGCTTCAGCTCTCTCGGCCCAGCCGTAGACGTCGCCATCGGTGTTGAAGGCCCCCGTCGCTTCCATCCACGCCTGTTTGTACGCCATGCTCCAGTTCGGGAAGGTGAACCCCCCATGCACCTCCGCGATCTCGTCCGCCCACTCCGAGCCGTGCCCGTAGAACGGGGAGTCCGGAGGGAACCCGACGTAGGCACACAACGACATCGTTCCTCGCCTCACCATCCAGGCGATCCCGTCCCCCACCCGGAGCACGTACACCTTCCCCACCGGGTCCTGCTTCAGCTCTTCCCACGTCGGAAACTCCGTCGTCATCTCCACCGCCGGTGCCGGCGCCACGCTATGCGAGCCCAGTCGATGGACATGCCGATCAGAACCACAAGCACCAGCCACCACCCGTATCGCATTCGTCCCTCCTTCGTCAGCGGGAGGGGACTCGAACCCCTACCTCGTGGGCCACAACCACGCGTGTCGACCTACTGACACCACCCCGCTGTTGAGGGGAGGTTCCGGTGTTTCGTTCGGGGGATCAGGAGCTACCCCTGTCCTGGGATCTCCCCAGGCACCATGCCGGAACCTCCCCACGCCCAAAAAATCCTGCACCCTTCCAGAATATGTAGCCTTTTACGACTTTTTCCTGGAAGCCTTCCGCCTGACCTTTTTCTCCGACAAGGGCGGGTTGTTTGGATACGGGGGGTGGGCTACCAACTGCAGGTTGCAGCTATAGCCGCACCCGAACTTCGTCACTCCGTTCGGGAAGACGAGCATCGTCATCTTGTCGCCGGCGAACTTGTAGCCGCAGTAGTCACACCGCATGCCCTCCGGCTCATCCCGCTTCTCCGGCTCGGCCATTTCCTCGGTCACGGCTTGAACCCCACCTCCCCACTTGCGGAGGCTGATGCGAGCGAGTGCCCGCCGTTGGTATTCCCCAAGAGCCTCGCGTAGAGCTCGGCGAGCGTCATCGAGTGATCCACCCTCTCCTCGCTGCCCATCGTCTCCAACCATGCGTTCGCCTGCTCCTTGTCGAACTTCTGGAACTTCACGTGCGACAGGCACCGCCCCGGCCGCCCAACCGCTGGATGCAGCTTGCCGATCTCCTCGTTGGTCGTGATGAGGATGATGTTCTTCAACCCTTGACCGATCAGTCCGTCCGTGGAGTTCAACAACCGCGCCAGCCCTTGTCCCGTCCGATCCTTCGCGTCCTGCGACAGCAGTTCTCCCGTGTCCTCGAGGATGAGCAGTCTCGCCAGGTTGTCCTGCGACTCGTATTCCTCCTTCTTCGGGTTCCACCGACCTTCGTGCTTGCCCATCAGCACCTGCATCATGTATGTCGGATCTCCCAGGAACGCCTCAGGGTCGATCACGTAGTCGACGGATGCGAACCCTCGCCACGCATCCCCCAACGCGCGCAAGGCGAACGTCTTCCCCGTCCCTGGCATCCCCGTCCACAGGACCAGCTTCCCCTGCGTCTCGAGATCGAAGTCATGCTTCATCAGCCACCCCAGCTGCTCCGCCACCGGCAGCGGGTAGTTCGCGAAGTACTCCTTCCACTGGATGATGCCCACCGTCCGGACGAGCATCTGTGGACCCTGGTTCGTGTTGGACCAGAAGTTCACGTTCAGGACGTTTGGATCATCCTTCTCTTCCGCTGGCGGGAAGATCTTCCGGACCTGGTTGATCACGTCTATCGGAGCGGGATACTCCAGTGAGTACACGTACACCCTGATCTTGAACAACGAACGGCGGTCGATCCTCACCAACAGACCGTTGCCCAGATACACCGCCTCGAAGGAGTCGTTCAACCGACTCGTTGAACGCATGAGCTCGAGTTCCTCCAGCTGCGGGATGTCGATCCCTTCACCCTCCGTCGACCAGTCTTCCGTGGCGACGTGGTGGTACCCCTTCTTCCATGCGAGTTCGGATGCAAAGGCGTCGGTCTTGCTCGACTCGACATAGAACCTGACACCTGCTTCAGCCATGCTTCACCTCCTACGAAAGGACGCCGGCCCTCGGACGAGGGTTGTGGGAAGAAGCCTGCCCGAGGGCCGGCACGACGGTTAGATGCGGATGTCCTTCTCGACGGCCTCGAGGTAGGTCTTCTCGAAGACGCGGACGACATCCTGCTTGCGTGTACGGTCGGCATCGTTGAAGTCGACGATGTCGTGGAAGTCAAGCTCCGGGTACTGCTCCTGCATGGTGTGCAGGAGAAGGGCGCCGGCAACGATCCGTACCTTGTCCTCCTTGGCGCCTGCTGCGAAGGTGGTACCGACCATCTGATGAACTGCTTCGCTCAGGGCGCCAACCGCGCAGAACTGAACCTTCGCAGACCCCTGAGGAGCCTCCGGACGGTCGATCCTCGAAGCCCCCTTCACCCATCCGCCGCGTCTGCGGAGTAGCTGCAGTGCGTGCTCCAACACGTCCGCTACTGCGATCTGTGTTCTTGCCATGTGTCCCTCCTTACAGGTCCTTCTCGATGGCGATGATCTCGGCCTTCTCGAACACCCGAAGGATTTCCTCGTGTGTTCGTTTGTAGCTGTCGTTGAAGCTCGGGATCGACCACTCACCACGCCCTTCTGGGTACTGCTCGTTGATCACCTGAGTGACAACCAACGCTGCTTGTTTCTGCTGGTTGGAGTTCGCGCGGGTAAGACGCGCAGCGGACTCGAGAGCACCCAACATGCAGTAACCCCACGTCTGTTTCCCGTTGCTGTCGATCACGCCCGACCTATGGAGAGCGCCCTTGATCCATTTCTTCGGGTCTTCGATCCTCTCCCGTGCCTTCCTCAGCAGATCGCTAACCTTCACCATCGTTCCTCCTTACTTCTTGAACAGGTTGCCCAGCCCCTGCCGGGCTTCCTCCGACAGGAAGTCGCCGACCGGGCTCGTCAGCGGCTCCTTGTGCTTCTCCTGCGACTTCAGCCTGGCCTTCAGCTGATCGTTCTCGGAGGCGAACTCCTCGACCCTCTTCTTCATCGTGTCGATGTTCTTCTCCGCTTGCTGGAGCTGGTTGATCACCCGCGTCAGCTCCTTCTCCGCAGCGTCGACCTTCTTGTCCGCCTGCCGGCGCAAGTCCCGCTCCGTCGCCAGTCGCTGCGACAACACAGCGTTCTCTTCTGCCACCGCGTTGATGTCGCCGGCCGGAGCCTCCGCCAGCTTCACGAGGATCTGCTCGAAGACGTACATGGCGACGGCCTGGATGTCCTCGCGCGTCGTCGGCATGGCCGGCGCCTCGATGGTCTTCTTCGCCGCCTGCTTCTTCTTCGGGGTGAACTCCTTCTCGCCCGTCTCCCTCAGCGGCTGGTGACCCTTCTTCTCATGCGCTGCCTCGTGCCGACCGATCAGTGACCCCGACATCTCCCTGTTGCAGAACCTGCACTTCTTCTTGTTCAGGTGGTACGCCGGCGGTTCCGGCTTCCAGTTCCCCTTCTTGAAGCCGTAGCCCTTCGCGAGCGCGAAGCCCGTGTCCGTCAGCTTGAGCCGGTACGTCCGTGTCGCCGATCCCTCACGCTCGAGAAGCTTGTCCTGCGCCATGAAG